CAAGAGTTGATGTCATTTGCCCCCTCACTTCCTTCGTCGAAGAAGTGTCCGGCGTGAATGAATACAACCATGACGATCCGACAAATGCAAACGATCTTCGTGCGGCGATTTACAAGGGTCGACCCCCTGCTTCGAATTCCATCCCCCAAAGCATCCCCCAAAAATCAGAAACACCCAGGTCAGATGATTTTGAAATGGTCAGTAATAGTAGGCCAAACTGTTACAAACTATGACAAAGTTACGCATTGCGTACTGCTTTGGGAGCAGGGGGTCGCAGGTTCAAATCCTGTCTTCCCGACCAATAATCATATGGGGTTTCGGCTTTCGGGCCATCCCCCAAAAAGAGGGGTTTGTGGAAATATCCCCCAAACATGTCTACACTTTTGTCATGGCGGGATCCTTGAGAGAAAAAAGACCAGGCGTTTGGGAGTTGCGCGTCCGCACGGGATTCAATCCAATCTCGGGCAAATATGAGCGTTTTTCCAAAACTTTTCATGGGGGCAAAAGAGAGGCTTCGAAGGCCCTGGCCAAGTTGGTCACGGTGGCCGATGAGGAATCCTTCAAGCCCATCACTCGGTTCAACGTCCAGGCCCTGATCCAGGCGACTCTTCGATCAAAGATGGACTCTGACGACATCTCCCCCACCACCATGAATCTCTACAAGTCCAGAGCTCAACTGATCCTTGATGATGAGTTCTCTGGCATATCTCTCAAGAAGATCTCGGCCTGGGATATTGAGCAGTTCTACTCTCGCCTTCGAGCCCAGAAGCGAGGGGCCACGGTCATCGCCCAGACGCATCGATTTTTGAACACTTGCCTGAACCAGGCGGTCGAATGGGATTGGATCGCCACGAACCCCATGAAGAAGTCCCTGACCCCCAAGATCCCCAAGGTCACGAAGAAGGTGCCAAGTGTGGCGAAGGTTTCGAAGATGGTTCATGCCGTGGCTGACGTGGACGTTGACCTGTCCATCATAATCGCTCTGGCGGCCGTCACAGGGATCCGTCGTGGCGCTTGGTGTGGTCTTCGATGGACTGATATTGAGAAGGATCAGATTGTCCTTCGGGGTCATTTGGTTACGGCCGGTAATGACGTGATTGAGCGTCCAGCCAAATGGCGCAGCGAAGGCGAAGAAGAGTTTGTCCAAATTGGCCCTGATGAGTCCGCGTTACTCAAACGCCTTCACGCCATCCAGGCTGAGCGAGCCGTCAAGGCTGAGACCACAGTCCCGCCAAACGGGTTCCTTCTCTCTCGCGATGGGATTGGCTACGAGCCACGAAACCCCAAGACCGTCAATGCCGTGATGCGTCGAGTCGGTCGAGCCAATGATTGTGAGTTCACTCCCCACGATCTTCGTCGATTCGCTGCCACTGAGATGATCGCCCACGGCGTCGACCCTGTAACCGCAGCTGAGAGGCTTCACCATAAGGATCCATCTCTGACCTTGAAGACCTATGCCAAGACCAATCGAGAACGCGAGCGTGCCGCTGGTCTCGTGATGAGTGAACTAATGGACGAGACCAAGTAGGGAAGTTTTCTACTCAGTTGAGTAGTTCTGTTCGGGCACAAAAAAAGCCCCCCAGGCGCAAGCCCAGGGGTAGCCAAGATTAGGTGAGGGGTCAGGATTCGAACCTGAACTTCGAGCATGAGTACGCGTGCTTCTTGACACCACCCCTCGACGTTTCAATGCGAGACGTACGGCCTTTCAAGGCCGGTCTCAAGATACCGATTCACTTGCACTCGTGCTCTTCGCACGTCACGAGCAACTCGGGCAGATGACTCAGCACGAATCGGGACAAGTAGCCATGAAAAAGAATGATGCGTGTGCTGCATCGATCGCAGCTGTACGTCAGGGTCGATTTCTTGGCCTTCATCTTTCATCATTGGAATCAAGCCAGATCATCCACTCAGACGTCACGCGTCCTCGCTCAGAATCTATGAAGTTGAGTCGTTGTCCAGGCTCGCCCTTGGCGGCCACAAACTCTCGGGCGTACTCACTGCCACTCTCCATCGAGGGTGACACGAAGACACGACCGCCACGGGCAATTGGGACGGTCAGTGGTTGGTGGAAGTGTCCCATGTAGCAATCGACGAAGGGTTCGACGACGCCAGATGCCCAGGCATTGACCTTTCGAGATATTCCAAACGCAGGGGTATTTCCACCGAAAGACTTGATCTCGTCCCCATGCACCAACAGCGCGCGGTAGGAGCCAATCTGAACGATCTGGTGCCAATCTGTGGAGACGTGCCAAGTGACGTTTGCGACATCCTTGGTGGTCTCTTCAGCGATGCGATAAGCCATGAGATCGATGTTGTCCTGGGCGGGGTGATCGCCCTTTCGACCAAGTCGACCGTGGTTGCCGTATTCAGTCCAGATCTCGACCTCTTCAAAATTCTCAGAGAGTGATCGCACCATGCCGTCGATCATTGCCGTGACGACGAAGATCTGTTCGTAAACCGTAGAGTCGACCTCGAAGGCTTGGCCAGGAAAGATCCCAACCCCTTCGACCATGTCGCCACCGAGTAACAGGACAGCCTTGCGCACAGGATGATCGGCCCGCATGATCTCAGTGATCTTCAAGACCTTTTTGATGTACGTCTTGATACGTTCCTGAGCAATCTCTGACGAGTACGACACTGTCGACTTGCCGACTTGCCAGTCCGTTGCGTGTAGCAGGGCTACCTCGCCAGTCTTCTTGCGTCGATCCTTGACAGGCTTGACGACTTTGGGTCGCCCAACGACAATGGCCGCTTCGAGAGCTGCGGCTTCAATGACTGAGATGATCTCGCCATTGCGATTCTTCGCTCTGACGAGTTGGGACTGAAGCCTCTTGGCTTCTGCTCGAAGGTGAGCGACTTGGTCTTCATCGTGGAACTCGTTGAGATCAACCACAAATGCACTCACCGATTCGATGCTTCCTCACAGAACCTGAGCCAACGGGGTTTCCCCATTTGCCCAAAACACTTGAGATCGCTGAGTTCGAAATTGAGCCGTCATGCATGGCTGCGTCAAGTTTCTTTCGCTGGTCGTCAGTGACGTTGAGGATGGCAAACCAACACGGTCGACCACCTGTTTTCGTCTCTGCTTTGAATTCGTCTAGAAGGTCGCTCATGTCGACCCCTTTCTGTTTGGTTCGTTGGGACTTGACTTCGAACTAGGGCTTGGTTTTTGGTGGGTACGATGGAGCACCTTTCACGACGAGAAGAAAACCGAGTTGTGGGAAATACTTTTCCAAGTACCTCGCACCGATTGAGTACGCGGCGGCGATCACGGTTGTCGTGAGAGCTGCGACCTGGGAGTCAAAGCCGTGGAATCCCCATCGAGCTAGAAGGGTGATGACGAAACCGGCCACGATTGGCGTGGTGGATCGAATGATGGATCGTTCGGTGCTGTTCATGATTTTGCCTCCTGTTGTCCTGCGTGCCAACCAAGATGACGCTCAACCTTGAGGGAGAGGGCATCGAGTTCGTGACCCTGTCGGAATGTTTCGGTTTCGATGCGATCGACTGCATCCTTGACACTCGACCCGCCGTTCGGGGTGAGTTCACGAGATGCGGTCTTGGCGTCCTTGGCGGTGTCTCGAATCCGGTCTTCGACTGATCGAACGACTTGATTGTGAGCGAAGCGAAGAATGGCCACAAGCGATGTGACAATTACCACGGTCGCTGTTATTGATCCAAAGATCACACTTGAGTTGATCCCGACCATCACGAGATCAGTGCTTTCCAAGTGGCTGGGCCTACGATGCCGTCAGCGGTGAGGCCGTGAGCGTGCTGGAATGCGATGACTGCTTGACGAGTGGCTGGCCCAAAGGATGAGTCCTGGGCGAGGGGAAGTCCTCGACCGTTGAGATCGGCCTGAAGGAATTTGACGCACGCACCGGACGAACCGGATTGAACGGTTGTGAGGGTGCAGAAGTGAATCAAGTTCAATGCGGCGGCGACGTTAGCGTTGGCCTGAGGGGCTGGGGCAGGTGCTGGCGCTGGTCGAGAAGCAAGGAAAGCGAAGAGATTCTGTGTTGCCGTCTTTGTTTGAGGCCCCCAGATCCCGTCTGCCGCGAGATTTAGTCTCGTCTGCCACTGGACTACGGCTGATTTCGTGCCTGGCCCATAGATTCCATCAATGCCGCCAGAGTAAAGACCGACGCCCTGCATCAGTTTCTGGATGTCAATGACGGTCGTGCCAGAAGATCCCGCGTCATAGACAGGGGCTGGGTAGACATTGGTTCCTGGCGTTGGTGGCTGAACGGTGCCGCCAGTCGCTGAGGCCCACCACTGAGGGGTGACCGCTGAGACATCGACGTTGCCGTTGATCCCTGGGATGTCCCCGACTGAGGTGTATTGCCAGATCGACCATGACGGCCATGAGCTCGTCGAGCGAGGTGCTGGCACGTTGCAGGCTGAGCCGTTGGGGACTTTGTTGTATCCAAGACCGTAAGCAGCGATCCAGAGCGGGTAGCCCTGCGGGGCCAGTGCGTTCGCCACTGCGTCAGTAAAGGGGTAATAAGCACCGGTGTAGACGATGGGCTGGCGGCCTGTCTTGGCCTTGACTTCTGCGAGCCAGTAGGAAGCCCAGATGGCGGTGAAGGTTGGATTGAGTTGGCTCTGTTCGAGGTCGAGCATTGGGGGAAGCGTCCCCGCACCACCACCGGCTCGGACGAAATAGTCAGCCTCGGCGATCGCTTGATCTATACCACCCGAAGGAGCTGCAAAGTCGTAGCCGCCCCATGGAAGGCCGACACTTGACGAGCCGGCACGTTGGCTTCCAGCATAAGGGTTGGTGTAACCGGTGCCTTCTGAGATCTTGATGTATGCACCAGCGATGCCAGATCGAGAGACCTGTTCCCAATCAATACTTGGCTGGTAGGAACTGATGTCAATAATACGAAGCCACTGTGAACAGTTCGAGTTGTCGATTGGTGCGGCCATGGCCGATCCTGCGAAGAACGGGACGGTGCCGAACGACAGTGCGAGCGCGATGAGTACGCGACGAATAAAACGCATGAGACTCCTGGGAGGTGCGGGGCGCGAGTGTTAGAGGGGTGTGACTTGCAAGAATCGGTTGTTGAAGAAACCTGCGGTGAGAGTGCAACCGTATTGCATCTTGAATGTGTGAAGACCTTGCGCTAATCCAGTCAGCACTACGGTCGCCGATTGACTTGCTCCGGTTTGTAATTGAGCAGTTGAAGAATATGCGTAAGTCTGCAAGATGTAGGCAAGCGATCCAGTTGGCGTTGCGCTATCAATACCGACCCCAACATAGGCGGTGCTATTAAGCCCAAGGCCGTTGTAGATATTTGCGGAACAGGTCAAAAGAACTTTGCCAGAAGATCCTACGTTGATGGAGACGGTTGGGCCTGTCGTGGTGAGTTCGTTGTATCCGGTAGAAAATGTGGATTCGGCATAAGTTGTGACAACCGAAGCGTAACCAACAGATAGGGGTCGGTTCTCAAGATTTCGAAGACGGTCGTCCAAGTCCTTGAGCATTTTGGCCATGTCGTTTTCGACGTTGTAGTTGGGCATCAAAACTCCTAGGTCGATGGAGGCGTGTTGAACGTCAACTTTTGCGTGGCAATTCCTGAGTCTGGAACGCTCACGTCTGATGAGACAACTCGCCAGTACGAGTCCGATCCATTCGGGAATCGTTCGTCAGCGTCAATGATCCAACGAACGTCGTCGCCCACGATGTAGTCACCCAAGGCCATGGACGGGTAGTCGATCGGGATTGTCACACTTGGCGTGGCCACTGCGAGACGATAGAGAGCGAGGTCATAGCGGCTCATGTACGTCAAGACCACGGGGTCGGTGACGTTTGATTTGTTGATGACTTTTTCAAGAAGCGGATAACCGCCAGAACTAATGAGGCCAGCATCTTGGGCAACTTGCTGATAGACGCCCTGGCCACCTGTCTCAGTGATCTTGTTGCCAATAGCGGTGCCGTCTTCTGGGTAGTCGTAGTCCATCGCTCCTGAAGTGTTGATCGTCAGGCCGGTGGATCCTGCGATGCGTCCTCGACGTGGCCACCAGAAGTTCAGCGTCAGGGCGGGTAGGCCATTTGAGTTGTAAGCGGCATCAAGGGAGAAGTCAAAACCCGTCAGATATGGAAGCGAAGAGAGCTGCGTGACGATTTGGTCAATCGTTTGGTTTTGAGAGATGGGCAACGAGGGCGAGACATAAGCGGCCGAGGGAGTGAGGCCATTGCCTGTGATGGCAATTCCCACGCCAGCCGTGGCGGTCGTGCCACCAATCGAGAAAGCCCCAAGTGCGTCGTAGACGGCCTGGGCGCTAATGAGCACAGGGTCAGCGGGGTTGGATGACCAATAGGTTGGCGCTCCAGCACCTCGACCAAAGTTGATCGTTGGCGGCACGGTGTAGTCGTTGGCCTGAATCCTGTGGGCGAAGTATGACCACGTCTCTTGGCCGCCAATGCTAAGCGTGCCGGTCGAGCGTGAGAACTGACGTGTCCAGATAATGCCACCCCACACGATCGTGCCGTTGAGGTCGACGTAGAGGGCCGTCTTGCCTGGAGTCGTTAGCGCTGACGGGTCAAGCGCGTTGATTCTTGAATCTTTGACGTTGATTGATCCCGAGAAACTTCCCTGCGTGTTCAGAGCTTTCGAGAACGAAACCCCATGAAAGGGAAGAGTGCCTAGAAATGTGTGAGTGACGAGGTCATAAAGTTTGTACGTCCACGCGTTCGTGGCCATGTTTTAGATGCTGACGAGCGTTAGGCCAAGTGATACTTGACCTGCGATGGTGTTGACCGCAGCACTAAAATTAAAAGCATTCAAAGTTGCCGCAGAACCAGCGGCAAAGTAAGCCACGTCTGAAATCTGATGTTGTAATGAACTATTTTCTGATGTGTAAGTGTTAAGACTTGAGCCTGTGACACTTAACCAAATGTTGGAACTTGTTGCAAGGGTGACGTTTGCCATTATTTGGTAGTAGCCCGCGTAAGGCACAAGAATTGTATTTCCTGACCTCGTAAATTGACCGCCATTGTTGTACGCGGCTGTGTTTAGAGTGAGAATATTGTTGGTACTTGCACCAGTCAATGCTTGCGCAGTGCTCATATAAAATTTGCAAGTTGGGTTGACACGCATTCCAAGGTTCGGTCGAGCGAAGATTCGATTGTCTTGAATTTTTGCCGCTGCGATTGTGACCGCTAAAGCGTCAACTAGGACGTAAGCAAGCACCAGTGACGAAGCAGGAACAGCACCAGCACCCGTGAGGTTGGCCAGCGTTGCACCGACCGTAGCGGTTCCTGTGACGACCGCCAATTTCCAAGCGTTCGTTGCCCCTGCATAGGCAGCGTCCTCGACCTGGGCGACGATGGTGTCAATTCGAGGGTTGGTCGCAGATGCAGCGGTGATTGAGAGTGTGACCGTTGCGTCATTGAAGCAGTGATACATGCCCTGAGCGGTGGTGGTTGTGCCAGGGATCCAGATGGAACCGGCAGCCACAAGGACGTTCATGGCCGCTGGGCTGTTTGCCGTGACTGCTAAGTCGCTAAGGGCCACCACTCCACCGGCAGTATTCAGCACCGATCCGACAGCTCGTCGAAAGAGTTCAGCGCCATGAGCGCCAGTCTGCATTGAATAAGGTGGGTTTTGGACGGCCATGTGATCTCCTTAGAAGATGTAAGCGGATGCGTATTTGATGGACAGGGTGCCAGCCACGGCGGTGGCGTCAGTGCTTTGGAAGACGAGCGTGGAGTTTCCTGGGGCCAAGTTGAACCACTTGCTTCCAGCGACCAGGCTGCCAAGTCGAGTCGAGCCAACGGTCGTGCCAAAGGTTGTGTAGGTGGCACTTCTCATGTCGGTGTCAATCACCAAGGTGTCACCAGTGGCCATCGTCAAGTTGAAGAGAAGCGTCTGGCCGGTCGTGTTATTTGAGACACTCGGGTTTGTGCAGGGGCCGGTGATTGTCAGGATGGGACGGGTCTCGTAGTTGCCCGCGTTCGTCACGGTCGTCGTACCGCCAGAGGATCCCCCACCGAATGACACGTTGAATGAGACGTTGAAGGTTGCTCCTGTTCCAGGGGTGCCAAGAGCGACTGAGGTGGTTGTCGGCGAAGCGTACCAACGCGGGTCAGTTGAATGGAACAAAAGAGCCATCTCGGCTTTTGAAGCAATGGTTGTCTCAAGCGAAATGGGAATGTCACGTTTGCGCAGTCGAGACATCGTGGCCAGCGTGCCGATATTTGGGAAGGCAAACCAGAGGGGATATTCAGTGCCAGGGTCAGTGACCGTCCGGTTGGTTGCCGTGGCCAGTGCCTTGATGGCGTTCTGAAGACTCGTGCCGTCACTCTGGATGAACCCGTTGACGCTGAAGTCACGGCCTGAGTAGTAGTCGTACCCGATGAACTCACCCTGATCTCTTGGGCGAAAGTCATCGCCTGAATTCATGTTGGGTTGGCCAAGGCCGTTGATTGCAGTGATCGAGTACGGCGTTGATGGGCCGAGCGTGAGGCTTTGGTAGGACATCTGATACGAGGTCAGTGAAGGTGCTGAGGTAGTTGGGAAGGACATCAAGCCACCATCGTCTTCATTGCCCAGGCAACCTCAGCTGCAATGGCGTTCGGGTCGGCCTGGCTTTGGACGTAGACGTTGATTGTTGAGTTGCCCATCGAGTGCTTGCCGTCGAGCGGGATGACCGCTTCTGGGTAGCCCGCTTCACCAAGACGCATGATCTGGCCGCCTGGGGTGGCGGGGACGATGCCACCAAGGGCCATGTTCGGAATTTTGAAAGATCCGCCACCAAGCCAACCAGGTATGGAGAACCCAAAGCCACCGACGGTGCTATTCCAGGCATGCTTGATGAGATTGAAAGCAAAAATAAATGGTGACGAAATGACATTGGCAATGCCAGAGAAGATCCCACCGATCGTTCCACCAAACATCTGCCAGAAAATCGTCATCTCCGCAACGACCATGTAGGCAATGTCTTTCAGCCAGATGAACGCACTGACTAGTGGATTGACAAAGTTGTCGTAGATTCCATGCCAGGTGCGAATCAAAGATTCTTTGACTTCCTTCCAATAAACAGCGACAGCCAATGCCAGCCCAAGCATGGGGAACAGTACGCCGATTGCGATGAGGACAGCGGTGCCCCAATCGCCTTTCAGGAAATCAGAAACCTTTTTCCAATACTTGATGAGAACAATGAGGCCTGCCACCATAAGAACGAAGCCAAGAATCACCAAGCCAACGGGGTTGGCATAAAGTTCAATGTTGACGGCGATGATGCTGCCCGCCCACGCCATAAAAGCGCCAACCAATAAAATTCCAACAACACCAATAAGGATGTCAAAAGCAACCTTATGTTTTGTGAACCAATCCACTAATTTTCCGAACCAGTCGATGGTCGTTTGAAGCATCGGAATAAGTTTTTCGCCAAGCTTGGCCGCCATGTCAGTGACTTTGGCTTTTGTGGCTTCCATCTTTCCGCCAAAGGTGTCAGCAGCGGTAGCCGCTTGACCACCAAAACGGTCGTTCAAGATTTGCATAACAGCGTTGGCTTTTTCGACAGGGTCTTTGATCTTGAGAACTTCTTGGGGCAAAACAATACCCATGCGCTTGGCGGCCGTGACGTTTCCGCCCATTGTTTTGGCCATGAGGCCAGTGGCGGTGTCAAGGTCAATGTGTCGAGCTTTAGCTATATCGGCGGCAGTGCCCATCGCTTTGAAGGATCCGTCTACGTTGCCGGTAGCACTGACGAGACGCTGCAAGGCATCTTCAGTCTGGGCGTTGGTGTAGCCGTAGGTTTCAAATTTCTTATTTAGGGTATCAATCTGGCCTTGATACTTTTCGGTTGTCGTTCCGGTGTTTTTGAACGAACGATCCAGGGCGGCCTGAGTATCTTCAAGTTTGCTTCCCGCAACGACTGAATAAATGCCAACCCCGACAGCTGCGGTAGCAATGGCCTTGAAAGCCATCGATCCCGCTTTGCTCAATTTTTGAAAGTTGGATGAGCCAGCCTTTTCAAGTTTGCCCATCTGGGCTTGAACCTGGTCAAGTTTGGCGGTGAATTGAGAAGTATCGGCACGAAGTACCGCAATGACGTCCGAGAGTGCCATTATCCCCGCGCTTTCTCGTATGCCTTTTGATAGGCGTCTTCAAATATCTTTCGAGCAACAGGGCCGTCGCCTGCTCGAACGCCTGAATCCATGAACCCATAAAGTTGGTTTGCTTGGCTTCGATAGAGTTGAACTCCACGAATCTGACCTTTGCTACTCGTTCCAGACTTGCGACTTGACAGCGCACCGGCAGAACCATGTCGAACGATTGCCGTGCCAGCCTTCTTTCGACCGAAAGGACCAACCTTCAAGGAGTAGTCGCCCTTTCCAATCTTTGTGATTCGACGAGAATTGGAAATTGATTTTTTGAGGTTGCCAGATTCAGCCTGAGCTCGTGGATCAGTTCCATACGCCATGTTCAACGGCCCTGGATAAACCGGCGATTCTTTCTTGGCCACTCGACCAATCAATCGCCCAGTGGATCGCAAAGCGTAAAGCGTCGCTTTGTCCGTGGCTTTGTCAATTTTTTCTTTATGGGCATGAAAACCTTTAGTCACAAAATCCCATTCGAATCCATCGCCCATGTCAAAACTCCTAGGTCTTATTCATCTCTTCAAGGTGATGGGCCATGAGGTTCAAGAATCCTGGGGGCAGTTCAGGATCCAAGAGGGCCATGGGCGGTATCTGTGTGGCCACAGACAGACGAGCTACGAAAGAGGTGAAGGAGTCTTCTCTAAAGGGACTTCCTCTTCCTCTGCTTCGACGCTCACAACATCATTGAGCCAGTCGTCAAAAGGCTTGACGACTTGTCCGGCGACGTGTTCAGCGTCCCAGGCGAGCCAATAGATGTATTCCATTTTGTTGTCAGTAGCAATCGCACCGAGGCCGATTTTGAACTTGCGCTCAAAGGCGACGATGGTCTTGGGCAGGATTGCGAGCGTGGCCTTTTCTCCGTTGGTGTGCTCAACGATCACGCTCATAGAAGCAGCCATCAGCTGGTCGCCTTGGTGATTGCGCCACTCACTGGCCAGGTCACGTTTGCCTGAAGAAGGGCTCCGACTTTTCCATCAAGTGGTGTCCATTCCGTCACGAGGCAGGTGAAGGTGTAGGAAGGGTTGACCGATGACGTTGCACTGTTCAATGGCTTCACCGAAATTGAAGTTGTCGTGCCGATCAATGGGAAGATCGTTGCTTCAACGCTTGAGTTGGCGAAATCCTGCTGGAAGGAAAGGGTGATGCTGTGATCGCCTAGTCCTGAGATGCGAGTCTTCGAGGTGGATCCAAATGCGGTCGTGTCAACATCGGCGAATTTCTCGTCGATCTTGATCGTGTCAATGTGGTTTGTCAGATCAACAGAGTTGATGACAATGGATGGGTTTGTTATTACGGTAACGGCCATTAGCCATCTCCTTTGGTTTCGGTGGCCGACTTGGCCTTGGCTGAACTGGAACTTTCATTTGGGACGAGATGTCCTGCTTCGATGAGGGCGTCAATGTTGCAACCTGCAAGGTCGTTGTCACTAACGGTCGAACCAAGAGAAGCGGGAACGAATATGTCTGAATTCACTGTGTAGGCCATGAATCTCCTATGCGTGGACGGTGACGTTGAATGGGCAAGACAAATAAACGACGCCTGATTGGTCAATGTTTACCGGTGCTGGCGGGCCTGCTTTGTCAACGTAGGTGGTTGAGACGACTCCCCCAAGTGTCGGGTCTGCTTCGATTGCAGCTCGAATTGAGTTGGTGCCACTCTGAGACATGTAATCCTCAAGAAGGCTGATGCCTGCTCGATCGCTGGCTCGAGATACCACGACGAACACGGTGAAGGTGTGGGTCACGTTGCCGTTAGCAAATGCTCCGTGATATTCAACCGTGTCGATTGAGACCATGGCCACTGGTGGCGTGAACGAGTCTGGCAGATAGGGAAAAGTCTGAAGGCCAGAGATGGTCTTGAGGGACGTTTCAAGAGCTGCGGCGATCGTCGAAACACTCGGGGTGCTCATGCGATGAGAACAGGTTCTTCTCGATAAGGCGTGAGAAGAAGTTCTGCGGTCGGGTGAAGTGCATTCTTCATGCGAACGATGCCAGTCTCAGCGAACGGCGTTGCGCCAAATGGCGTGTCGTCAGCGCGGAAGAGCGAAATGGATTGGACGATGGCCGCCTTGACAACCTGTGGAGGAATTGCGGCCCAACCCCATTTGGCGGTGATCTGAACAAGCGCTTGAACGTAAGGTTTCGGATAGGAGACGCCACCCCAGACGGGAAAGAAGAGAGATTGAATTGCTCGTATTTTTGTGACGGGCCAACCTTCAAGACCTTGCATGATGTTGTTGATTGGCTCAGTTTGATAATCAGATGCGCTCCAAGTGAGACCAAATGTGCCATCACCGGCGGGGTCGGTTTTGACAATCAACCCCACGGTCGTTGAAATGTCATCGGTTTCACAGAGCCAGGGATCGTTTGAAACAAACTTTCGAGTTGAGACAGTTGAGTCTTGCCAAAAGCGACGGTTGCAGCGGGCTTCAATAAGTCGAGACGCTGCGTCAATGGCCAGCGAAATGCGGTCATCGTTCGTGGTGTCAGTAATGTTCAATGCCGATTTCACGTCAGCGAGGGTGCATAGACCGTGGGTAATGCTGTAGGCCATCTCAATCCTCTCGGGTGTGGTAACGAATAGCAGTCCATGGGTTCCCCATGACCTGATGATGTGGAAAAAAGTCAGGGCGAAAATCCATGCGTCGACAAACGACGGGAAGACTCAGTTGGTCTTGGTACGTCCATTGGTCAATCTCGTCGGCCCAGGCGTCCATGACATCGGCGACTTGCTCGGTATTGCGTCTTGCCAGGGTTCCACAGGCGAAGAGCCCCCAATTTTTAGGGTGTCCTTCATCGCGATAGGAATTGACCTGGTCTTGAATCGGTAGGTCTCTGTATTTTTCCATCGTCAAGGAAGCCTCAGCTTCTTCGTAGATGCAATTTCGCCACGGGTGGTCATAGAGAGCAAAGCCACTGTCGCCAATGGCGTCAACTGCTTCAATCGCAAATGACGACGTTGCTATCTCGTGGCTTGCGTCAATCCAGATGGTGTATTCGTAATTTTCTAGGTACTCATGCGGAAAGAGTTTGAACTTCTTGGCGTCATCCCTTGGATGTTTGTGAGATTTCTTGACGACCCGAACGTCCCAAAACTCAGACTCAATCTCAACATCACTAAAAGCGATGAAGTCAACATCAGCGATCTCAGGGTGCGCTTTTAGTTCGTCGTAGCCGCCACACACTGCGGTGTAGACCGCAATGCTCACTTTTGGTTCTGGAAGTAACGCTTTTCAAAGAGCTTCTGATCTGCTTTAGAGTTCTTCTCTCCAAGGGCGTAAATCTCGTCGGTGGGCGTATGGCCGTTGATCGGGTGGATGTGCTCGACCTGGCTTCCAAGAGCTGCTTGAAAAATGCCTCGTTGCTTGGCCACGGTGACAATTTCGTCATCCACGCACCAGTGCGAGTAGCCCTCATGGCAGACGACCCCAGGAGCGTCCCAGGATGCCCCCTGTTCGACGCAATACGTCCTGCGTACCATCGGGTGCGTAGCGTGTTCTCCGCGCGTTACACGAGGATTGAGCAGGTCATTGGTTCCGATGACGTCGGCGTTGTAGCGGCGGGCCACGTCTTGAGCGTGATCGAGCCAACCTGGTCGGAATCTGACGTCATCGCCACAGAGCAGGATCCACGGGGAGGCCTTTTCAGGTTGGGTGGTCATGGTGGCGCTGAATGCGTAGTTGATCTTTTGAGCGAAGGTGTGAGCGTCGGGAGACGAGAGAACGACTCCCCCATTTTCCAAGACCGCCTTGGTCTCGCTTTCGTCTCCGTCCTCAACGACGAAGTAGGCCGTAGCCAGTCCGGTTGAGGCTCGTAGTGACTCCATGAGTGGTGCCACGTTTTGGGGACGATTGAGAACAGGGATCAGAACATCGACCCTCTCCGTTGCTGGCGGCGCAATGAAACTCGTCCAGAAATCATCTTCGGCCAACCAAAGATGTTTGTAATGCGTCGTGCGAATTCCCGTGTGAACAAATAGAGGAATGTCAAGCGATTGTGTCCGGACAAAGAATGAAATGTCTTCACCCATTTTCGTGCCGTTGGGATCGGGGACTGGTTCAAACCAGTTTTCTCCGTACTCATCTTGAACCCTTTCAAGAGACGTCCGGTGAATCAGAAGCATCGCTGCGCCAGTGGCTCCGGTCTTGACCAAAGAGTTGACGGGATAGTGAGCGCGTCCGGTAAACCGAGAGTGGCCATCCTCGTGCTTTAGCCATTCAAGCAATGTCGGCTGGGGGAAACATTTGAAACCGTTGAATCCGTCTGGCATCGATTCGCGTTGAGCAAAGGCTAAGCCACCAATGATCGGGCGTTCGTCTTTGTCGGCGCAGCTGAGAAGGGCGTCAAGCGTGTGAGGCTCAAAGCCCATATCCGCATCGACCATGAAAAGCCATTCGCAGTCAGTGGCGAGAAACTTTTTGACAAGATCATTTCGACCAGCGGGGATACCGTTGGTGCCACATTTGACCATCGCCCAGGAGCGAAGTCGACGAGGGCCAGACAGGTCATGGCCAATCAGGTCAAGAAGACTCTTGTGGAACGAAGCGGTGACCTCGTTGGGGTGAAGGTAGCCAAGAAGAACGTCCGAGTGCTTAGCCACGCTTGACCGTCCTTCGCTCAGCGGGAGCGGCTGACGTCTGTTCAATAACCGGAACGCTTCGACGAGGGAAGTTCGGCGATGGCGGATCTTCAGAAAAGAAATTGGGACGAGCTTTGACCAACGGATCATCTGCGGCCCAGGGCTCACCCTCTTCGAGTCGAATGGGAAGTCCCTGGTCGTCAATCAACGCACAAGTGGCGCAGGCATAGACAATCTTGATGGGGGGCATGTGGGCTCCTTTGTGTGGGCTGGTGGGCAGGGCGGAAGAGATCCCTCGGCTGGAACGAACCCACAATCAAGTGAGCGCCCAACGAACCAACCGAGGAAAGCGTTGGCTGGGCAAGCCGAGAAGGTTTAGGGGAAAAGGGTGACGTGAAGTGAGGGCAGGCCCGAAGGCCCACCCCCACCAAACATCGGGTGTTGATTACTAACCGACTGTGATGATTCGGAAACCATTCACGTTGGCAGCGTCCATACCGTGACGAGCGAAGGCGAACCATCCGCGTTGTCCGGAAGGACGGCCAGTGCTTTGATCGAACAAGTTGTTGATAAGTTCGATTTCCATACCGGCTCGTTGTGCGATCACGAAGTTGGAGAAGTCTCCGACAACTGCGATCGACGTGGTTGTTGCGGTTGCGCCAGTGAAGGCAGGTGCGTAGTCACTTGTGATGACTGGACGTCCTGTCAGCTGGTCGGTACCGTCAGCGAGCATGTTGACCGTGAAGTCAGACAGCGCGTTGCCGTTACCGAATGCGCGAACCTGCGACATTGCCGTTGGGGACATGACCCATGATGCATTGGCACGGAAGCGCTGTGGCAATGAGGCCCAAGCCTTCCGGATGTCAACGGCACCTAGCGAGCCAGCGGTAGCAGTCGTGACGTGCGCAGGCGCGGTGAGCGTTGCGTTCATACGAGTAAAGATACCGTAAGGCTGCGAGGAACCAGTTCCAACGACAGTCGTTGAAGCAAGTTGGTCAATGTAACCCTGAGCAAGCAAGTTGCCCATCTCGTCGGCGAAACCTGGGTAGTCCTGTCCGATTTCGATTGAGTAAGGAATAAATCCTCGGCTCGAATAGACAGTGATACTTGGCTGCGCCAGCGTTGCAGCGTCGTCAGAGACAGCGGACGCTTCAGCGTCGTAACTCCAAGACATTCCAGCGGACGAAACACCCTTCCAGGTGTTAGTGGTGACAGTGACGACTCGGGAGATGTCCACGATTGGGGCGTTGACCGCACCGCTCGTCAGGATGATTGTAGGGTCAATCAAAATTGGGACACCATAGCCACCGGCTGACGAAGTTCCTTCGTTGGCAGCACGGAACTCGTTGAGTGCGTGAACCTCTTCAGGAGTGTAAGCAGGCTTGTCTTGCGTGACTGACTTTTGGAAACCACTGCGGTAGGCGTCAGATTCCGTGACGAGAAGGCGTCGAGCAATGCTCGAACCATCACACATGTCGCCAGTTGAACGAAGAAGTTTTTCTACGTTGTCAAGTTGGTGAGATGCGAGTTTCTTGCCGTGGATTTCGAGTGCCTCTAAAGCGCGGTCACGAAGTTCGCCACGGCTGGCGCTACGAATATCGCCTTCCAATGGGTTGGACTTCTTGAGCACGTTAGGAGCGTCGTATCCGACTGTTTCCGTGGTGGATGAGGCTCGGACTTCTGCGACCTTTGCGGCGCGAAGTTCCATGGCGCTGAGCTCTTCTGAGCGTGCGTCAAATTCCTCGATTGCGACTGAGAGACGAAGGTCGTCCTCAGCTGAGATGTTTTCGACGTCTGCGAGGGCGTCGATCTCATCTCGAAGTGCGACTACGACTGAACGTAGTTCTTCTTGGGTAGCCATTTTCATGACTCCTTTCGAGTAGAGGAACGCAGGGCGAGTGCCTTGCGTTGGTTTTTTGAACGAGGTGAGTGACCAGCGGTCGGCTCATCTTCACTACTTGCGGCGGCTGACGAGACGTCAGTGCCAGATGCAAAGGCGCGAGCGATTTCGCCACGAACCTCTGGGTCGGTAAGCGCAGTGAGAACTTCTCGGCTGCGTACCGATACATTTGTGTTCTCGTAGGCGGGGAAAACTACTGGCCCCAACTCTGCGAGAGCGACTTCGTTGATCGTTCTTGAAGCAACGTGGTCTTGACCAACGCTCCAATCGTCCTTGATAACGC